GGGAACCACGGCGGTGCCGGTGACGGTTACGCTGCCAACTGCGCCTGCGGCAGAAACGCCTACAACGTCAACGAGAGTCTGCGCGAAGCTGGAGAGCGGCGTCTCTGAAAAGGAGTTAAACCCGAACAGCATCCCGCGCTCCTTGAGGTCGCCGTTTACGGCCTATGTATAGGAGTATCACAAAAACTATGTACGGTCAGCTAGGGATTGCCCGTTTTACACTGCGCCAAGATGCCTTCAAAGAGATCAAGCGACGTGACTGCGACATTCTGCATCCTCCGTGTGACCGGATCACACAGCTCCATGTCCCCAGCGTCGCCATACCATTGCAGCGCGTGAAGGTCCGAAGGGGCGGAGCTCATGTCGATATCCGTGAAGGACACACCGTCGATAGTAACGACTTTGTCGTCTTTGATGATAGTAATACGCATCACATACCCCCTTGGATGAGGGTTCGATTGCCGATCTGCGGCCCAAGCATACTCGCGAGTAGGAGTTGCTGACCTGTCTCGTTTGCTTTTACCATCTCGTTGCGGAAGCTCTCCACTGCGGCTCCGGTCTGTCGCTGCTGCTGGCTGTTTTCAACCAACAGGACCGGGAGCCATGTGACCGCACAGCCCCATTCGTCAACCGGCTGGCCGGTGCTCGGGTTGGTACCACGCATCTGCGTGAACCAGCTGCAAGCGATACCCTTGCAGTCTTCCTTGATGAGCGGGCAGAAATTACCGGGCTTGAGCTGCATAGTTAGTCCTTAGTGGCGATAATGATGTCTACATACTGCACAGCAAAATCCATCGCTGTGCCTGTGAATGTGTGGGTATGCGCCGTACCTGTAAAGGTATGGGTGTGTGTGTCCATGGTCAGGGAGTGGTTATGCGACCCGCCGCCGCCGGTTGCGCTGGTCTGGCGGTCGGTGCCATAACCCGCCTGAAAGTTGCCGCCGTTCCCCGTCCCGATGGCAGCGGGAATGGTGTGAGTATGCGATGGGATTTGCGTGGTCGTGAGTGTGGTAGATCCAACAGTACCTGTGGCGACCGTACTGGAGTTTGTACCTGTGGCAGTTGTACTAGAGTTTGTCCCGGCGGGAGTGCGCGACGTAAAAACGGTTGAAAACGCAGTGGTACCGCCAGAGCTTGCTGCCCCACTGACAACACGTAGGGCCTTGTCGTTGTGTGTAGTCTGTTTGGTCCAACCGGTGGGCGCTGCCGTCTGTTGGAACAACATAGCTGTTCCGGCTGGGATAAGATCAGATGTCAGGGCGATAGTACCCGAGGCATTGGGTATCGCTAGCGTACGGGTCGTAGCCGTTGAGACAGCCGAGGTGTTGAACTGAACCTGTTTCGTTGTATCTGTGTCATCCTGCAGGGTGAACAGCGTATCTTTCAGCGTCACCGTATTGGTGTTGCCGATGGTCTTGCTGGATACAGACTGCGTGCCGGTGGTGGTCAGCAGAGTGCCGCTGGCGGTGGGCGCTGTCAGAGTAACCGTTGTGCCGGTCCCAAGGTTTGCAACTTGGAACTTCAACTGCTTGGTCGGATCGACATCATCCTGCAGCGTGAAGTTGGTGTCCAGCAGTGTTACCGTCGAGGACCCCGAGATGTTTGCGGCGTCCGATAGCACCGACTTGGAAGCCGGGTATGTCAGAAAGATGGCCTTGTCACCAGCGGACCAACTTACAGCGGACCCCGCATTGCTGGAGGCTAGGATCGTAGTACGTGTCAGCGTGTTACCGACTGACGTGTAGGTGCCTAGCCCAACTTCCCAGTTCACATTGTCCGTTGCGGCGTAATAGGCGGTATCCGCATTGGCGAGAACCGCGCTGAAAGCGCGGAACCCCGTTACGGCTCCGGCAAGCGCATACGCGCCCGTCCCCGTGGTGGCGGTCGTCTCACGGACACGGTCTGCCGCAATAAGGGCCATGCTCTACCTGTTAGGTGATCCGAATGATGGCGTTGGACGCGTCGGCGGTCGGGAAGACGATGGTGAAGTCCCCGGCGGTCGAGGTCTTATCGGAGCCGAAGTCCAGCACAATCACCGACGGGTTCCCGGCAGCGCTGCTGTTATAGACCAGCGCGCCCCGAGCAGTGATCGTAGCCGTGGTCCACGTCGCGTCCGCGAAGTCCGTAAAAGCCGTTGTGCCCGAGGTCGTCGGCGTCACGTTCGTCAGCGCCAGCCCACCAGCGGTGTACCCGGTGCCGGTAATCTCGTTCGTCGCTGTGTACGCCGTGGTCGCAGCGGTAAAGCTGGCCGAGTTGGTGTATAGCGCGATCTTGAAGACGTTGCCGGTAGATGTGGTGAAGTTGTGCACCGCGCGCATAAGCTCCGCTTTGAAGCTGGTACACATGAAGTTCCCGCTGAAGGCCATCTCACAGACTCCTGATCAGTTTCGCCAAGTCAGGATGACCGGCATCCGTCAAAGCATTATATACCGTAGTCCGGTCGCTCTTAACAGCTTCTTGCATGTAGAACGTAACCACGGCCTTGATGCTGTCGCGAAACGCGATGGCTTGGTCGCGGATCGCGGGCGGCGCGGAGTCCGAGACGTGCACGAGCCGTTCCACACAACGTTCAGCAACTTCTTCGGGGGTGAACCCTCGATTACTCGTCGTCTGTACGTTGATCTGGAACCCCGCCGGGAAATCCATGGAGAGTGCTACGGTCACAGGTTGCTCCTCGGTTCGCCATCTCGATAGCTGTCACGCTTGCTGCGGACATCCACGACCCCAAGCAGCGCCATCGCCTCATCATAGCGCCCCTTGTAAGTGGCAAGCAAGTCTGGGTCGCCCTTCAGGAAAGTATAGGCTTCGACGAGTGCCCCGTACAGCAGTGCGGCCTCGGCATTATCGCCAAGCCACGACGTGCCCGTATCTACGATGGACGGCGGGTCATAGTAGTAATGCAGCTCGACTTCGTAGCTCTCATCCGGTGTCGGCCCAAGGATGAAGTTACCGCTGCTCGTCGATGTGTCTCCGTCAAACTGTGCGTAGTACTTCGGCAAGCCAGTGGTAGAGCCGCTCGGATACGCTTCCCGCATGAAGTTGACGTCTTTGTCGATCAGGTAGGTGTAGTCACCTTCCGCGTCGATCACAGCCAGCGAGAAGACCGACAGAAAGTCCGATGGGCGCGCGAGATACTTGTCTCCGGCGGTCATGTTGCCGGTGACGTTCTTGCGTAGCTCCGGGATCATCACAGACCGGTAGATACGCTGTTCTGCCTGCTGCACAAACGTGGGGATATAGGAGACGAAGGTTGTTTCCGTCGTCTCCAGATAATCCTGCAGCGCTTGTTCGAGCTGGGTGTAGTTCACGACTTACCCGTTCTTCCTGAAGTACGTGCCCTTGATCGCCGCGCCAGTGCCGCGAACGACGCCGCCGCCCGCCATCTTGCCGGTGTCGTGCTTCTTGTCCGCAGCGGAGGATTCCCACTGCTTCATCGACATGCCCCGGCTTTTTGCCATGGCTTTGTCTTCCCGCATGTCCTTAGCGGTACCTTCGCGGTTAACTGCGCCGCCCTTGGCCATCGCGCGGGTGGACCGCTCTTTGATGTACTCCGGGTCGTATTTGTCGCCCGGGCGCTTCTTAGGGCGCGGCGATTTGCTCGGGGCGAGCTCGTCATACTCACCGACACGGTTCGACGGGAGCTCGGCACCGGGATTAGCGTAGCGCTTCTGAGGGCGCGGGGAAGACGACGGAGCGGCCATTTCAGTTTTCCTCGGTCTGTACTGTCACAGTTCCAACAGACGTTACCATGTATTGAGCGGGGTTCCAAACTGGATTCCAGCCCCACATCGCGTTTGCCTCAGCCAGCGACGTATCAGGACGTGGTTGGTAGAGGGACTGCGGGTCGTTGATCTTGATACGACCCAAAAAGTTCTGCGGTTGGTCGGGGTCAACAACATCTCGCCCAACACGGAACCCCGTCTTGGTGCCGTTCTTGTACTCCCAAACCAGATCGCGGAGGGGGTAGCGGAACCCGGTAAGGTCGCAGAACCCGAACGCTTTTGCCCCACGGGCGTAGGTGGACATTAGTACCCCCCGATCAGCATGGTGTTGAACGGTACGAACATCACAGACGTTCGTTCCTGATCTTCCCCAGCTGCCAACTCAAACTGCGCTTCATACTCTGCCTTCAACCCAGCCACACGATCTGCAACCTCGGGCTTCTTGATAGCGATGTAGTACGCGAGCCCGGCAACAAGAGCGGGCACAAAGCGCGGCGGGATCGACGTCGTTTCCCCACCAATCCCGTTCGCCAACCCGTCGATGTACTTCAGGCGATAGTAGACCAGCGTGTACGGCTGTGTGTTGTCCGGTAGTGGCCAGAGCGTGATAGTCGTCTCAGTCGGCAAGCGGCGGACGTAAATCTGGGTCGGACGCCCGGTGATCAGCTTGTTGGTCTGCTGCGCGTATGTGGAGACAGAGATACGTTGGAGCGCGGTATCGACCTGCGATGTACCAGAACCTGTACGCAGCTGGTGCTCGATCAGATCAACCGTGCCAGCAGGCATCGTGTAGGTGCCTACGTTCTGCGTAAGCGCCTGAGTACCGCTTTCGATGGTGAACAGGTTCAAACCCCGGTTCGCCCATTCCAGCGTCATCAGGTTGAGCGACCGTCGTGCGGTCTTCAGATCATAGCCCGAGCGCATTTCGAGGCCAGCCCGTTCAAAGGCTTCCTCAAACAGTTCGGGGAGATCGGGTACGACAGTCGTCATGGTTAGTCCCTGAACTTGGCAGTTTTTCGGGCGATCTTCTTTGGTTGTGCCACAAACTGCTTACCCGCGCGAGTACCTTCTCGCTTAGCACGTGTGGTAGCAGCGTATTCAGCAGGGGTAAGAGCTTCTCGTGCCTTCTTTGGAAGGTATCGTTCGCCGGTTTTACCAGAAGGTTTCCCGCTTTTAGTGCCCCAATCCTCATTAGTCCACTTTGTCATGGACTTTTGGGCCGCCGTTTTCTCGCCAGTGTAACCCCCGCCTTTTTCGCGGTAAATCTTACCGGCAAGCTGCATCGCGCGAGCGGAATGCTTTCCGCCCATTTTAGCCTTGGCTTGCGCCTTAGCTTGCTCCCACAGCTTCTCGTTCGTGCGGCCCATCCGTCACTTCATCTTCCGCAGGGTTTGAGCAAACCGGGCGCGCTGGCCTAGTTTGCCCGGTTTCTTTGCAGCCGCAGCCAGCTTCTTCGCTGGGATGGGCTTACCCTTCTTGGCCCCAAGAGCTTCCCGAAGCGCGCCGGGCTTCTTGATAGCCCCTTGAATCCAATTCGGGCTCTTAGCCATCAGCACATCCGCCCTTTGGTCTTACCACGCATCGCTGCGCCATCGCCGCGCGTCACGCGACCACCCCTAACCATACCGCTCGGGTTTGACGGGGTAGACGCTTTAGGCGTGGACTGTTCCTCGGGCTTCTTTTTCTTTTGCTGGCTCTGGTAGATCAGCTGCGGAACAACCCCCAGAAGAGGGAAGATAGCGTTCTTGGCCATCAGCACATTTTCCCTTTGGTCTTGCCGCGCTTGGCCATACCGTCGATCTTGCCGCCCTTTTTCATGGCAGCGAGCGTAGCGTTGCCCCGCGCGGCACCCATGGCGTCAGCGTATTGCGGCATGATAGGACGCGCCGGGGCGGGGACATACGGTTGGGCGGTCGCCGGGGCCCGGACAGCAGTAACGCCGCCAACAGGAGCGCCGGGAACCGGACGCGCAGGCATCGGAGCGGGGGTAGGGACTACGCGCCGCATCGTTGTGGCGGTCGGGCCGCCCATCATCATCTTCTTCGGTTTCCCGCACTTGGCCATGGTATTTCCCTTTCGATTGCCCGTGAGTTCCTTGGACATTCCAGTCCTGCTAATCATACCACACCTAGCAGTTCCACGCACGAAG